GGGGAATTCCACTGTAACTTTCGAAACAGCTATATCAACATACAAGCCGCTTGCGCCGAAGCGAAATGGTTCGTAGTAAGAAAATTGCCAATTCTTGCACGAGGCCGACGGTAACATTCTCGTCAACCTTCACTAAGGAGTGTACTGTGGCTCTCTTGAGGGGAATCAAGATCTTGCTGCAATGTGATGGGTATGTGGTCAAGTCCGAGGAACGAGAACAAAGGTCAATCGACAATGTCGTTGATCTCTTGTCTCCACTCGGTGACAAAGACTGTGTAGATGCTGTGAAGTATCTGACAGCCATATACCTACCAATGCTGCTCGATGATTCTCTTCCCGAGAGGCCAGAGTTCCTTAGTCCTGAGGCTACTCTTTTTTCCGGTGAGTATGGTCGATACATCCAGAGGCTCTTCTTGAAGAGTTCTGGCCAGAACCACGCATCCCGTAGATCTCTTTCCCTTGCGACTTCGATACTTCAACTTAAGAGGTATCTTCCTCCACTACCAAAGGTTCTTCAACTTAAGGCGGTGAGGGGTTGTAAGGAGAGGCTTACGGTAGTACGTAGTACTGACAAGAAGTATCTTGACCACATTCGCTCTGTCGCGTGTTCTTTGTTCCCTGTTGGTTGGGACGGTAAGAAGGTTCCTTCTTACTCGGTCACCAACAAATCGTGTTTTGAGTCGTCCCGGTCTGCGGGTGGGGCACAGGCATATATGTTCGATCCCCTACACCCTTCCAATCTGCCGTCTAGGCCTATTAGGAAGAAGTCTACTCTAGAGCTAATTCAAGATGCCATTGGCCGTCTCGAAGGAGCTCCCGTGAGGTTAACTCGTAGTGTTAGGAGGAATGAGTGTATGTCTGTACCTACCATGCAGGACAGTTACGACTTAATCTCTATGGAACCATCTGGTTTAGAACTCAGGGGTCACCCCCTGAGGAAGACGGTGGAAGAGTACAACTCTAGTGCCCTCTTGACCCAACCCGAGCGGTTGGAGGCCAAGATGGAAATTGTTGAAGATCCCTTGAAAGCAAGGGTCATCACCAAAAATAACTGGCAGTGTACCATTCTAAAACCTCTTCAAAAGATGATTCATAGTAGATTGCGGGTCGATCCACGATTTGAGTTAATGGGGAAGCAGATTGATGAGGACGTCATTTCGGCGATTCCTTTGTTCGACGGTGCATCTTGGGTATCTGGCGACTATGCGGCCGCAACCGATAACCTTAATGCTGACGTTACTGAGACCATATTAGAGGTAATCATTGGTAACATGACGGGATATTTTTCTCGTCTACCAGAGTTTACCTCTCTTGCCCTTAGAAGTCTGACCAACCTCACGATTTTTCATGAGGAAGTCGGGTACTTTACCCAGACTAATGGACAGCTTATGGGGTCTCTACTATCTTTTCCTGTTCTCTGTATTGCGAATTACGCAATGTGGCATTACACTTGTTCCAAGTTTTACCATGTCACCCCCAGTGGGGTCGGAAGAGAAGGGAAGTGGGATAACGTCCGTATCAACGGTGATGACGTTGCCTTCGCAAGCGTCCCGAAGATGTATGAACAATGGAAGGAACATGTGGTGAGTGTTGGTCTCGAACCCTCGATGGGCAAGAACTACTTCTCGAATCGCTTGGTCATGCTGAATAGTCGACCCTTCATTCCTTCTCAGGGTGAAGATGGTACTATCCGCATGACGCCACTAAGGTGGCTTAACTTGGGACTCTTGAAGGATCCTGCTGACGAGGAATCAGACAACATTGACTCACTAGGTTCCATGCATGACGAATTCGTCTCTACTGCTGCCGATAAGAGAATGGCTAGTGGTATCTTCATATCCGAACATAAGGATATGTTGAGAACCACTTTCCGTAATCTTTTCGGTCCACGCGAGTGGGGAGGTCTGGGAGGTCATCCAGTTCAGGGAACTAAAGGAATGGAAGCCGAGGGCTACGATGTTCGTCAACTTTATGTGGCAAAACTACTAAAGGAAGGTCTTATAACCCTCCCCAGTGGTGGTGCGTCACGACAGTATTCTCAGTATATTGAGAGGTACGTCAAGTTGAGGTTTCCGAACGTTGTACAGGGATCACTGGGTGATCTCCCTGTTCCACCCGAAGGGTTCCGCTGGGAGGACATCTCAGAAAGAGTAGATGAGTGCAGATTGGACTTGGAGTCTGCTACTTCATGGTTGGGACCCCTACTGGTCACTAGGAAAACTCGAAAAGATCACGAGTTTCTCCGATCTCTTATGAGAACCGTAGGGGCAAAGAAGATAGAGGGCCTTCCCTGGGAGTCTTACATGACTTTCCCAGAGGAGACTTCTCTCTTCTGCCTGGTCGATGGAGTGGCGGACACGGGTGTCTCACTCAGCGAGGATGTTGCTGCCGAACCAGGTTCGCAGCCACAGGGTTCCTCAACTGTTGAAAACGATGACAAGAGTTTTGATAGTCCTTCCGGACTGGATGACATCTTGGAGACGATCAACGACTCAGTTGAGGGTAGAATCCATTTGTAATGAATGGTACCCAGACTAAATCGTGT